GGGCGCCGCGCAATGATTTCTCAAATGTTGCAGGGCGCGGCTCAGCAAAACGACTAGTATCTCGAAGGGGTAGATCGTGGCTACAACCACAATGACTACCGTCGATCAAATCCTCAAAGAGGTTTATGAAGACGGTGGCATTAACGATCAACTTCAGTCTGAGATTACTGCCCTTAAACGAATTGAAAACTCATCTGAGGGCGTAACTCACGAAGTTGGCGGTAAGTATGTTCGGTTCCCTGTCCGTGTGAAGCGTAATCACGGTATTGGTGCCCGTAACGAGAATGAGGCTCTGCCGATTCCTCGTACACAGGGTTACGCCGACGCTCAGGTGAAACTTAAGTACCTTTACGGTTCGTTAGAACTTACTGGTCAGACGTTCGAGTTAGCCGAGAAGAATTTCCAGGCTTTCGCAAGCGTTCTCGATCAGGAAGTTAACGGACTGAAAGAGGGGCTCCGTAAGGATCAGGCCCGTCAGGTTTATGGAACGACCAAGGGTGTTATGGCAACTGCGAACTCCGCAGGAACCACGACTACTTTTGTTTGTACCAACCAGCAGGCTCAGTATCTGGAAATCGGCATGTTTGTTGATATCTTCCAGTCCAACGACGCTTCGCGTGTTGCTGATGTGGAAATCACGAACATTGTTGAAGGTGCCACAAACACGACGGTTACGTTTACCCCTGCTGCGGGTGGCGCAACTGCCTCGGGTGACTACATTACTCGTGATAACTCTCGTGATAAGGAAGTTACGGGTCTGGATTCAATCATTCAGAACTCCGGAACTCTTTACAACATTAACCCTGCCTCCACTCCGGTTTGGGTTTCTTCTGTTGATGCGAACGGCGGAACTCCGCGTGCGCTTTCAGAGGGTCTCATGATTAACATGGTTGACACTATTCGTCGTAAGGGCGGCGGTGTTCCTACTGTTATTTTCACTGGTCTTGGCGTTCGTCGGGCATACTTCAATCTGCTTGTGCAGCAAAGACGTATGACTAACACCCAAGAGTTCACTGGTGGATTTAAGGGACTCGCTTTCACTACGGGAAGCGGTGAGATTCCCCTTGTTGAAGATGTTGACTGTCGTGCAAACACGATGCTCTTCGTTAACGAGAAGGAAATCAAACTGTATGAGGCCGGCGGTTGGTCCTTTATGGATCGTGACGGCTCCAAGTGGCAGCGCGTAGTTACTGCGGCCGGTACTTTCGATGCTTATTCAGCCACGCTGTTCAAGTATGCGGAAATTGGTACGCACCGTCGTAACTCTCACGGTCGTATTAACGATCTTACTGAGGGTTAATCTCGGGGAGGTTGGTGGGAACTCAATGGCGCTGGGTTCCCACCAACTTCTAAAAGGACAAGGTTATGGACGATCAAGTTATTCTTTCTAAGGCCGAGGATGCGGGTGGTATGGTCAACCCTGTGGTTCTTAAGGGTGTTGTTGAGATTTTTCTAATTGGCCCTAAAGATGAAATCAAGCATCACGAAATTGTAGAGAATCTTGTTACAACGGCCGGGGATAAATACTACGCTGAGAAGGCTATTGCAAACATTGATCCTGCTAACCCTTCTCCCCCTACCGAAGTAACAGGGATGAAATTGGGTACTGGTTCCACGGCTGCGGCTAAAAGCGGTGCTGGTGCCGCCCTAGTTACTTACGAATCTGGCAGCAACAATCTGTTTGATTCAACTTTTCCATCTACTGAAGATTTAGCAGGAGATACAGGGTGGAATGTTGTATACCAGGTGACTTGGGCTGCCGGTGACGTTACCGAATCTGCTCTGCGTGAAGTTGTTATTGTAAATGACGCTGGAACTGATGCAACCTCTTCTGAAGCGAACACTATTTCAAGAGTCGTGTACTCAGCCATTGATAAAACTGCTAGTGATACACTGATTATTGTATGGAAGCATAAGTTCTTAGGGGCCTAAAATGGCCATTTCGTTAGTAACGGTTACTACCCCGGCTGCTTCCGCGACCAACGGTGGTAATGTTACGATCAACCTTGGTACTTTACAACAGAATGATTTAGTAATTGCGTTTGGTGGTCACCCATTCCGTTCAGGCGCTGTAGCCGCTGGTCCTTCTACTGCGGGATACACCCAAATATTTGCAGCAGATGTAACACCTAGTTGTTCTTTTTGGGTTGGCCGGAAGTTTATGGGGGCTACACCGGACACACAGTTTGTAGGGCTGGGTTCTGGAAATGCTTCAGATGCTGCTTCTTATGGTGTTTTTGTTCTTCGTGGAGTAGATCAAACTACTCCTTTAGACGTAGCAGCAACTAATGCGGCAGCAATTGATCCACCGTCTATTACAACAGTTACAGATAATGCATGGGTTCTAGCCTTAACCATTTCGGCTGTTAACGATACATCGCCTGGAACGATTACAAACTTCACTAATACAATTACTTCGGCGGGTAACGACACAGTAGACTCCGTTATTGCAGGGGCTACTAGAGTTAAAACCCCCGCAGGTGCAGAAAATCCAGCGGCTTGGTCTACACTAACATCTACTAACCCTCGATCCGTAACACTGGCGATTAGACCTTCTTCGGGTACCACCCATCAACCCTCGTTAGCAACTGAGGATACGGGAGTTACTGACACAAGGCTTATTACCCAGTCAAAAGGTCTAGCGGATAGCGCAGGAGTCACCGATACAAGAAGCATCACACAGAAAAAAGAGTTTGTAGACGAAACTGGTATAGTAGATGCGTTTGAGATTATTAAAGCTAGAATGCAGGCGGAACAAGATGCAGTAAACCTTACAGATCAATCAGCAATTACACAGCGAAAAGGTCTAGCAGATTCAGAAAATGTTACTGATTCGTTAGCATTAAATAGACAGAAGGAACTTTCAGACAATACCGGGCTTACTGATACTTTCCAGACTATTAAATCCAAGTTCTTATCTTTTGAAAACTTAGTCGAAACTACCTCGAATATCTTCTTTACGGTACGAAAAGGAATTGCCAGTTCTCTGGGGATTTCTGACTCTGTGTTTATTAACCTTATTGAGGGCGGAAGTGGAGGCGCTCCAATGTCTTTAGTAGACGAGAAGAGGCTCGTTATTGGGGCACTTCTAGGTATTACAGAACCTGCGTTGTCTGCCCTTTCGATTAATGATTTACTTCATAGGTACTGGAGTAGCACATTCCCCGTTGCTCACGCTTACGAGGGTAGTAGCAGTGGATTAACTACAGGCAGTATTATGGATCATCACTCTAGAGTTGAGGATAATGAAGATACCGACCTCAACTGGATTAGGGGAGTCGTGTAATGCACATTCCAACTGAAACGGGAGTGTGGGTCAATGAGCACTTTGAGCGATTGGCTCGCGTCGTGCAAGACTATGATCCTCAATTCGAGTTACGATGGATTCCTCCTTCGGCTCGTACTGATCCTGAGGATCGTAAAAAGCCTTATGTTATCTGGGATTTATTTACTAATACTCCTGTACTATTCGCTTCGGAGTTGGACACACCCGAGGATATATTGGCGCGTCTCTTCGATGCGGATAACAAGCAAGGAGATGTCCTCAAAAGACTTGATGCCCACAATGCGGCGGTAAAAGCCATGCAGATGAAAGAGCAAATGGATGTTGCCGAGGAAAAGCGTGAGTATATCGAGTTTCTGATTGGAACAAAGAAAAACTACATCCAATTGGGTAAGGGTCGCAAGGTCGACGATCAACTTAGGCCGATCTAATGAACATTGCAAACGTAATCTCCAGAATCCAGCGCCAGTTTGGTGACGAATCTGGAGTGCAGGTAACAGAAGCAGATGTTTTGCGCTGGATTAACGACGCGCAGAACGAGGCTGTCTTGCAGCATAATAATCTGCTTATGACTTCTTCTACGGTGGCTACTGTAGCGGACCAGCAAGCATATAACTTACCTGCGGGTCTGTTAGATGTGAAAGCAATTCGCTATGTGAAATCCCCCGCTGTTTCCTCTTACCCTCTAGAGTTTTTAACGACGCAGGAATTGGATGAATACATCGGAGACTGGATCGGTACCGAATACTTAGGTGAACCTGAATACTTTACGCGAGGCGCTAACCAAACACAGTTCCGTGTATTCCCTGTTCCCGATCACGCTCTTGGAACCTTTACTCTTGAATACAGCCGATACCCCGTTGATGTAACTACAGCAGCCGACACCATTGATCTTCCTGTTTACTACCATCCCTATGTCATTGAATTTTGTCTGATGAAAGCTTTTGAAATGGACGAGGAATGGGATGCTATGGACAGGAAAGCAGCCTATGTCCAGTCAACTCTTGATGCTAACTTCGGTCGCGATGAACAATTCGGTAAGGGTACTTATCCGGTTGTTTCTACTACTTCTGAGGATTATGTGTAATGGGTCAGTCTCAGGCGCTTCGTTTGGGGCCGTTTACGGGTGGAATGAATACAGCATCCGACCCTACGGCTGTAGCCGACTCTGAGTTAGTGGATATTAAGAACTTTGAACTGGATATTGATGCAAGTTTAGTTAGTCGGCCACCGATTGTTGAGACTACCAATATGAGTGCTACTTGGGATACAAGGGTAATCATGATCGGTAGGGCTGTTTTAGCCGGGGTAGAATATGTAATTGGATCAACCAACGCAGGGACTTATGCTTTTGATGGTACCACTTGGACTACGATCAAAGCAGGATTAAAAGCAAGAGTGGCATTACAGTTTCAGGACTTCGTATTCATTGTTGCTACTACTGATTCCGCACAACAAGGTGGATATTGGGATGGTGCGACGTTTACCACTGATACTAATATGCCAAGGGGTGAGGCAGCAGTTTTCCATAAAGCCCGAATGTTCGTTGCTCCGGGTCTTTCTGGTACAGGGGCTGCTGCCCACCAATTGAAATACACTGACCCTATCTCGATTTCCTCTCCTGTTCCGTTCACTTGGCCGGCATCGGGAGTTGTGTCTGTAGGACAGGGTGACGGTGAGTTCTTAATTGATGTATGTATCTATAACGACAACTTAATGCTGTTCAAACAAGATTCGACTTATGTTCTGGCCTATGACACCCAACCTGTCGATGCTATTCTGCGTAAGATTAACAGCAATATTGGTGCAACATCTAGATTTTGTGTGGGAATGTATGAAAACTCGATCTTCGTATTCCATGAGGGAAACGTCTTCGAGATTGTTAACTATGATTTCCAGCGGATCAACTTCAAGGTGCCTTTCTTATTCGATGGTGCTGCGCCAGATACTAGAGACGTAGAGGTTTTTCTGTCAGTAATGGCAGACAGGCTTGTTATTCGATATTTCAATAGAATCTACGTCTATGGTTTGAAAACAAGGACCTGGACTAGATGGGAGAGTCAGAGTAGTAACCTTCACAACTTCGGGCCACTGGTTGAATTTCCTTCTCACGACGTTCTTCAAACACCCCGTAAGTTTTATGCAGGAAGCAGTATTCTCTCCCATGAGAAGGTATACTACATTCAAGACGGGTATGACGCAACAACTACAGAACACACGATCACTGGTGGAACAACCGAATTTGATATCGAATGTTCAATCCAAACAAAAAACTATGACCTTGCAGACTCTCACCACTACAAAAAGTTGTATTGGTGGGGTATTGACATTGTAAGCGTTCGTACCGTTATAGGTGTAGTTAACCCAGTTACCACTGAAACATCGGTTTCCTGGGATGATCTGTCAACTAAAACGTGGGGAGATGTTGCAGGAGCGACGTGGGGTGCCCCTCTCGTTGCTGTATCCTTTAGCGTAGAGACAGAGGTACTGGACGCCTCCAATGTTGGTCGTAAGTTTATTAAAATGTTGAAGGCTCTCAGATGGAGACAAATTAACTACCAAGTTACCCTCCTGAATGATGGAACAACTGTTCAGGGTCCTTGCCGTCTGTTCTCGCTTACTGTTCTTGTGAGTAGTAAGCAGACTATCGTGAAGCAGATCAACTAATGCCCAAGAATTATGACTTCCAGCCTTACGCGGCAGGGAAAAAGGTATACGGCGCAGGCAGGTCGCATCCGACTTCTGGCCCTGTAGACAAACTTGGCTACAGGGAAAGGGATCGAAAAACAAAGGCCAAACGAAACGCTATGCTTCGTAGGCTCAAAGCAGGTAATGCTAAGAATTACATGAATCCGGACTACTTAAGGGGTCCCCATGTATGACAATAATAATGATCGCATCAAACCTGCCAGAGAGCACAGTAGGAATGTGCAAGAGGCGGTTCGTAGGCGATTACTTACAGGGTATCAAGACCCTGTATTGAAGTCTGTTTATGGAGTTAAAAAACCTAGCAAGAAGGAGAAAGGATAATGCCTGTTGCAGATGGAAGTGCTGGGGGTTCAAGAGGAAGTCGTCCTCCGCGGCATTCTGCTGGACACCACTTCGTAAGAAGTTCTCCCCCGCCTCCCCCGCGTCCTCCGTATAATCCACCTTCCCCTCCTTCTCCGTCAGGTCAATATGGTGGTGGAAGCACACCTAGTTACGGATATTCCGCACCTTCGCGTCCTAGTCCTCAAAGAAGTTTTAGGGCGCCTTCCGGTGGTGGGCCGGCAGGACAATCAAAAGAAAGGGCAAAGCCGAAGCCGAAACCAAAGCCGAAGCCGCCTAGTGTTGGGAAGTACCTTAAGTCTGATGAACAGTATCAGCGTGACCGCGCTGGTCTGATTAAGAACTTTAAGAACTTCAAATTGACTACGGGTGAGAACAGGCAGAATGTCAAGATGGATCGTGCTACAACGTTGGAACGCTTGAATGAAGAGCAGGCCGAGAACCTTAAGGAAATGCAAGATGACTTTGCCGCACGCGGTCTATTCGGTGGGGCGGAGTATCTTAAGAAGGAGAATGACTTTAACACTGATTACCTGGAGCAAAAGACGGATACTCGTCAGTCCGCTTCTAGGAACATTCAGCAACTTCTCCGTGACTTAAGGAATGCTCGTACTCTTAAGGACGAGAATCTTTCTCAGGCACGTCTGGAAGCAATTCGTCGTAGGGCAGCAGAATTCGGCATTAAGAACTAGGAGTTAAGATGCCTATTCCTGTAGGGGATCAAAACCCTAGAAGGACTGCGCGCAATAACCAAGATATTGTCCAACAACTCCGTAATTTCCTGCCACAAGGACCTATGTTTGGTGGCGGTGGTGGGGGTGGTGGACAACCTGATTGGTTATCCTTCATGGGTAAAAACCCAGGAGGGGGAAGCGGAGTACCTTTTAGTGGTCAATTCCCGGGTGCCGGTCAATTCAGTGACATTGGAAGATTGTTAATTGCACCACTTCTTGTGGGGGGAAATGGTGCGGCTTTCAGGAATCCAGGTACTAATAGGGATCAACCGGGACAACCGGGACTTAACCCTGTCCAAGTTGCTCTAGCGCAATTAGATCAGTTGGTCAATACGGGATTCCAAATGCCCCAAGGACCTTCTGAGGCCGATCTACAACAAGCACTTGATGAAGCCGCTGCTGGTATCCAAAAATCCTTTGGTGCCCAGATTGGTGCAATTAAGGCGCAGATGGGCGGGGCGCGAAAGGATACTCGACAGGGTTCCCGGGCGGTTCGTAGTATGTATAACCAACTTGGTAACTCCTATAACCGAATGGGTCAGAAGCAATTCAAACAGGGGAGCAGGTTGGCTAACCAGTTACAGCATATGGGTGAGCGAGCAGGCGATCAAATTTCTGACGCAGGGCAAGATATTGCTCGCGCTGGTGCCCAAGGTGCTGCTGCACTTGGTTTAGGTGATTTGGCTAAAGAACTTACCAATGAAACCCGACACGATGCTGGAAACTTAGCGGAACGTGCTGTAGCCCAAGGAGCAAATGCTGGTAGGACAGAAAAGAGAATCGGAGCCAACAACAGAACCTTTATGCAGACGAGTGGGCAGGCTTCTCGTT